CCATGCTCGACAGCCCCGCGCCATGCGCAGTGGCCGGAGAAAATTGACGATACGCGTCAATGATCGCGGCGTTCGTGTCGTGCAGCGCCAGAGCGAATACGGCGACGAGCTGGCCGTCCTGGCTGTCCGGCTCAAGATAGATGTCAGGCCCGTAGATGGACTGATAGGCCGTCTTGAGGGCCGCCAGAATGTCGGCGTAGGTCGGCGCTGTGATGCCGTTTTCGTCGATGGTACAGACAGGGATGCTCATAGGACTGCGCTCACAGTGGCTTGCCCATAGGCAGTATTGAGGGTGGCGGATACGGCTAGGGCGCGGCCAGACAGTGACGACGTGTAGGACACGATTTCAGTCACGCCGGACGTGCCGCTGATGCGCTCGCGAATCGCGAAGTCATACGTCGAGCCGGTGTGCTCGCCGAGTATTTCAGTGGCCCATGGCGTGCCCTCAGTCGAGTCAAGGAACCATTCGCCCCGCAGCATGCGAAGGCGCGTCAGCACGGCCTGCGCTACAGCCTCCGGGCTGTCTACAAGGAAATCCGCCGAGGAATGGCCAAAGATCGCGTCTCCTGACGCGTCCAAGCGCCGATACCGGATGGTCATGACGTCGGCCCTCCGGAGGTGTCACTGCCGGCATGCACGCCTGTGTGATGGTGCGATCCGAACGGAATCCCGCCAATGGTCGCGCCATTGGGTGCGGTAATCGGCCCCGTGACGGTCACGGGCGCATCAATCGTCACGTGCGATGACGTGATGGTCACGGCAGAGGGATGGTGCAGCGCGATCCCAGACGCGGAGATTTCCACAGCGGCCGAACCGTCGTCGGCGCGGAGCTGCACAGATGAAGACGACACGCCGGACAGCTTGCGAGGCTGGGAGCGCGGGCCGAACACGGCGAATCCGTCGGACAGGTCGTGCGCCCTCAGATCGGCCTGTTCCTGCACCCCACCAGACTGCCACCAGGCGTCGATGCAGCGATCCGCGAACACCACGAGGCATTCATCGCCAGGCTCGACAGGGAAGGTCAGCGAGTAGCCGCCTCCAGACGGGAAAATGATGGGAACGTCTGGCAGCAACGGCAGCGGGACCGATGCCGGCGTTCCGTCGTCCATCGTCACCTGCTCGCGTACGGACGGCTGGACGGTGACGGTCTGGGCAGCGAGATTGACGGACTCAACGATGCCGGGCAGCGCCGTCCAGATCCCGTTTGCCATGCCGCGCAAGGCGGCACGGATCATCTCCGCCGGATCTGTGCGGCGTTCAAGGCGTTTCATGGGGTATCTCCAATGCGGGCTAGACGCCCGGCTTGATGACCAGCTTCGGCAGCAGCGCGACAGGAACAGGATCTGCCAGGGCGACGCCGATCACTTCGGTGTGCCACTCGTGCCCGCGGGTATCCCCGCGGTGCTCCACGACCAGGGCGCGGTAGTAACCGTCTGCGTCCAGCTTCGGGACAAATCCCCATTGCGCCGTGCCGCCTACGTCTATGGGCAGGCGGTATTCCTGAACTGAGCGGTTGTCGATCTGGATGGCGCGGCCAGCGACGATGGCAGGGTTCATCAGCGCCCGCGCGTGCACGCCGTCGATCTGCTGTTCAGGGAAGCCCACAAGGCCCGTGGCAGAGGTCAGCACAACCACATCGCCGGGCAGGTACGCGAGCTTGTCGATCACCTCCAGCGCGCCGTTGCGGATCGTCCAGTCCGCGGATGCTGTCCTGCACGATGTCTCCATGCAGTCTCGCGCGAGGCCGAACATCACTTTCCCGCGTGGCAAGGGCTTCGCGGGAAGATCGTCCGGCATCCATCCGCGGGTGACGCCGTAGGGCGCCATTGCTTCCAGGCTGGCGGAGACGTGGTCCTTGACGGACGACCCGGCGGCGAATGACTTTGCGACCTTTGCCAAGGTGTAGCCAAGGTCGCCGTCACCTGCCGTGATGTCAATGTACGAATCGACGGGGCTTTCTTTCCCGACTCGCACCTGAATGATGGAGCCTCGGAAGATTGTCCCGAAGTTACCGCCATAGCCGGCCTGAATGACGACCGTTCCGCCCTCCTGCCACGCCCGCGCCTGCTTTGCCGTGGCGTCAGAGACGTTGTAGACCCGGATATCTGCGTTGTTCGGAGTCTGCGTATCCTGCTGTCGGACGACGAACCGGAAGCGCAAATCGGACAGGTCCAGGGCGTTTGAGCTGTCCCCCACAATGAGGGAGGCTTTACGAATCCACTGACTGGCGCTCACGATGACGGCACGAAGTAGAGGTGAGAGGAAGCCCCGAGATTTCCAAAAGTCGGCAGGGCGTCCGGGTCGTTGTCGGTCTGCACATACAGTCCGCCGCGGATTCCGAGGTACGCGTATTGCTCAAGCAGGTTCGCGCCCGTGACAAGCGGAATGCCCATCACGAGCGGATTCCCCGCGGCGTCTGCGATGTCAATGCACCACCCCGGCGACGGATCACGCCACTGCACCGTGACCCGGTATGTGACGCCTGCCAGCGCAATCGAAAACTGCTGAGGTTGCGCAGACAGCGGGATTTCGTAGGCGTCTGCCATGTCTTAGCCTCCCCACATGGACGGCGGGAATGCTCCGCCCAGGCTCGGCGCTTTCGGGCCGAATAGCTGCTGCACGGCGCCGCGCGATGTTTCTCCTGTGCGTTCCGGCAGCCTTTGCGCAGCAGCCGGGGGGAGCGTGGTCGCCTTCGTCGTGACGATGATGACCTGCCGGCACGTGGCCGTGACCATCAGAGCGTTTTCCGAACGCTCGTCGGTCGTCACGGCCAGGGCGGCGATCAGCATGTTGCGATACGTGCGCTTGCCCGTCACCAGGTCGAACGGCTCGCGCGATCCTTGCAGCGCGCGCAGCTTCTGGTACATGGTCCTGACGTAGGTATCGCCAGAATCCCCGCCATTCGCTGCGCTGACCACATTGTTTGCGGTGTTCGAGAGCGCCCCATATCCAGAATTGCTCCACCCGCAGCGGATGATGACCTCTGCCGGTCGCAGGAATGCGTGGTCTGACACGGACGCGCCTTGTTCCACCGGGTTTTCGGTGATGGTCAGCTCGTCGGTGTGGTGCTCTTCGATGGTGACTTGAGCCTGAATCGTGCCGATGGAGCGGGCCGGGCGGATGGCGATGAGTTGAGGTGTCAGGCTCATGGCATGGCCCCCGCGAAGGTACGGGCGAGACGCTGATTCACGCGGTCTTGTTCTGCGCCGACGGCGCGGCCCGTGTCTGACGCGCTGCCAGATCCGTACACGTTGATCGTGGTCTGCTGGCTCATCGTTGCGCCTCGCGCCCCTTTTGCGGCCGACATCAGCATGTCTGATCCGTAGGGGTTCATGCCGTTCTCGTGCCGGATGATCGCGTCCATCATCCTGGACATTACGGACGGATCAAGCATGTTCAGACGGTCCGTCGGGCTTACGCCGAGCGCTCTGGACACGCGGTCCACGTAGGCTCCGGTGTTGTTCTCGGACGGGGGCGCCCATTTCGAGATGATCGCCTGTACGGTATCAATGCCGCGCCGACGGTAGATGTCGAGCTGGTTCGCTAGCGCAGCAAGCCCTTCTTGTGCTGACCCGAATGCGGCAAATCGCCCCGATCCGTTCTCGCGCGTGGCGCCTGCCTGACCGACAAAATTCAGGTTCCCAGGGTTGTTGTTGCGGATTCCTCGCGGGGCATTCGCCGCTGGAGCGGGGGCAGACGATGGCGCTGTGGGACCGCCCGGAGACACCCATTCAGCGAAAGCGGAAGCCTTGTCTTCGATCCACTTCCTGACGGGAGCAGGAAGCGCGTTGTATGCGCTTTTTAGCCCGCTGAAGATGTAGCCCCACCCTTCCACAATGCGACGAATCAGGCCATCCGCGACGCGCACTGTCGTCTCCAGAGCCTTCGCCATGCGAGTCACTGCCGTGGCGATTTCGTCTGAGTGCTCTTCTGCCCACTTTGCGGCGCGCTCCATGTCCGGCCCGAAGACATTCAGGAGATTGTCGCCAACTTGTACGCCCGCCGCGGAGGCGCGATCTCCAAGATCCCTCAGCCGCTCTTGAAACGCGTGCGCTTTTTGCGCGGCGCCCTCGAAATCCGTATTGCCGGTCAGATTTCGATACTGCTCGACGAACCGCCCGAAGTCACCCGAGCGGATGGCGAGCATCATTTTTTCATCGATGCCGAGGACGCCAGCCAAGCCGTTTGCCTGATAAGTCGGCATGGCGGCGAGGGCCTTCCCGACGTCCGTCAACACCTCGTCCAGGCCGCGCATGTTTCCAGCGGCGTCTCGGGTATCGACCCCGAGCATGCCCTTTAGCCAGGCCTCGCTGGCCGGCGTGTTGCGCATGAAGCGGGCCAGGGATTCGAGCGAGCCCATCGCCTCTTCGGACGAGGCCCCGAGCTGGCG